AACACCACAGGTGGTGTTGAAGTTCCTGGTGTTGGCTCTGAAGAGACCTACGAAAACATCGTATCTACCACAATCGAGCGAGACATCGAACTCGACTTGGTTCTGGACACAATGTTCCGTAAGGTTCAAATGAATGCAGCAACTATGACCGTGCCTCTGATGCCCGACGCAGGTTACGCTGAATTTGTAGCTGGTGCTGGCACCGGTGCTTCAGGTGCTCCCAAAGGTAACTTGGAAGCTCGCGGTGACGCTGTAGGTTCTCCTTTTAATGGTGTTGACCTCACATCTAAGCTGTTGACCGTATCAAAGCTTGTTTCTAAGTCTTACATGGCTCGTGAAGTAGAAGAAGATTCTATTCTTCCTATTCTTCCTCTGATCCGTGAGTCTATGGCTCGTTCACACGCACGTGCTATTGAGCACTCTTTGCTGTTGGGCGGCGCTACAGATGATCTAATCTCTAGCCCTTACAACGGTTTGATTGCAAATGCGGGCGCAACACTGGACACAGGTTCAGCTTCTCCTGTAGGACAAACAAGTGCTTCTGAGCTTCTTGACATGCGTCAAAGCATGGGTAAGTATGGTCGTCGCCCCGATGACGTAGTTTATGTAGTTTCTTTACAATGCTACTATGACTTGTTAGACGATGCAGACTTCCAGAAGGCTAATGAACTTGGCGAAGTCGGTACTCGAGTAACTGGCGAAATGGGTCGTGTATACGGTTCACCCGTTGTCGTCAATGACGAGTTCCCAGCAGCCGCACAAGGCAAGCCTTTCGCGGTAGCATTCAACAAGCGTAACTTCGTAGTACCTGTACTGCGCGGTGTAACGGTTGAGCAGGACGACGACATTGAAAACCAGCGTCTCGTTCTTGTTGCTTCTCAGCGTCGTGGTTTCGAACTTATGTTCGCCAACGCTGGTGCAAACAACAACGTTGTAGTTCACAACTATTAATAGTTCTGGCGGGGGCTGGTAATACAGCCCCCATCACTTAGAGAGGCACAGTGGCAGACTTAATTACATTAGATCAATTTAAGTTATTAGAGGGTATAAACTCGACTCAATATGATGAAAAGTTTGAGACTCTAATTACTGCCGTAAGTGCTCTTGTTCGGAATTATACCGGACAGGAATTTGACACTTATAGTGCTTCTCCAGGTGTTACAGAAACCTTTAATTTACGTTGGGATTCTGATACTGTGGAGCTGGGTTATGGCCCAGTTCTACAGATTCAGAATGTCTATGAGAGAACATCTCAGTCTGAAGCATACACAGAGCTGTTCTCTGATGGTGCGGGAAGCCCCGCCTCATACGATTATATATTAGAGGCCCCTTGTTTTCTTATAAGAACAAGTGATGAGGGATATAAAAATTGGCCTTCAGGTATTGGTTCAGTAAAAGTAACCTACACTGCTGGATATGCCTCAATTCCTGGAGATATAGAATTAGCAGTAGCAGATATTGTTAGTTATTATCATAATAATGAGCAGAAGCAGAGACAAAGTATTGCTTCCGCTACAAGAGAGGGTGCTCCAGCATCGGCTATACGAAATGACCCCGGCTTTCCAGATCACATTCGTCGTGTTCTGGATTTGTACCGGAATATTTAGTGAGTACTGCGTCCCTACTACAGTTCTTGACGGGGTTGGAGAGAGAGCTTTTACGAAGCAGTAAAGACTACAGGTACTTTACAGCGGATAGACGTGAGTTAACTTTTTACTACAGCTCAAATAAGCTGGTAAAACAAACCGAAAAAGAACTATCAGCTAGAGGAATACGTTTAACAAATAAAGACTGGTCCGAAATCTCAGCAGCGGCAGACGAATTACTAGAAGATTGCAGAACAGAGGCAAAAAGGTTAGATACAAAAGACAGGAGCGTAAAAATACAATCCAACCAATATTACATTTCTGTAGTTCTTGGTGTTTCTGATACAGGAAAAAATAGAGGTACTTTTGATAATTTAAAAAAGATTTATAGAAATGGATTACAAGACTTCACAGATTTCCTTATAGAATTTCTAGAAAAGAAAGGGGAGATATTAACAAAAATTAGTGTAGATCCATCAACAGGGGATCTAAGAGATACTGGAGAGCTTGTAAAATTAGCTTCAGAATTATACGAGGGTGGACATAGCGAATCAACAGGGGTTTTTGAAACCAGAGCCAGAGACGCTATTAAAGCTGGAGTTAGTAACTACGAAGACCTATCAGAAAGCATAGTATTAGATGATTTAGAAACATTAGGAGTTAGGCTACAGATTGTAAGAAAAGATTCTAAAGATACTCATGAGGTCTCAATACAGAGTAGGATAGATAATCAATTAGCCGGGGTATTTACTAGTAAGCAAAAAGCTAGATTACAGAACGACCTAAAAAAAGCCATAACTAAGTTGACGACCAATCCTTTATGGGGTCCGGGTCTAGCTGATTTAAAAGGGTCACGTAGTCTTAGGGAAAAGAAATTAGATCAAAGTATTGATGCAGTAATGGTTCCGATGCAAAAAGTTGCTTCTAAAAATTCTGCAATAACAGCAGTTAAACAAAAAACTAAATCAAAAGAAAAGGGGTCTAGATCTACTAGAATAGATAACGACGCAAAAAACAATAAGCAAAAGAAAAGGGATCGAGCCAAAGTAAGGGTAAGAAATTTAAATATTAAAAATAATAGTAAAAAGGCTCCTTCTGATAATTATTTGTCACTCATGACTTTGTTAAATACTAAATTACCAGAGGTTGTTCGAAAAAATATGGGACCACCTGGACTGTCTAATAGGACTGGAAAATTTGCATCTAGTGTAAGAGTTACGGAAATAATACAAACTCCTAAGGGTTTTCCTAGTGTCGGGTATACTTACCAGAAAAATCCTTATCAAGTTTTTGAAATGGGAGTAGGTAATCCTAGTTGGTCTAGTGAAAAGAGAGACCCTCGAAAAGTTATAGACCAGTCCATAAGAGAAATAGCCGCAAATTTAGCAATAGGAAGATTCTTTACTAGGAGGGTTTGATGGAAAACAGAGACTATACTTCTAGAAGAATGTCTATAGTAGACTCCCTAGTTACAAAAATGAAGGGTATAAATGGAAATTTTCCGTTTAGAACTAATGTTTATAGTAATGTAGAGAGTAGGTTAATATTTTGGGATGAGGTAAGAGATTTCCCCGCGATACACCTTAGTGCAGGATCAGAGACACGACAGTATCAGGGTGGGGGATATAAAGATAGATACATGACTCTGACTATAAGAATTTATGTTCAAGAAGAAGATGCCATGTCAGCTTTAGAAGCCTTGTTTGAAGATATAGAAACCGTAATAGAAGATAGTTCTAGATTACAATATACTGATAGGGATAATAAATCTCAGTATACACAACAAATAAGTATTATAAGTATAAGCTCCGACGAAGGCGCTCTTGAGCCCCTAGGAGTTGGTGAAATAATCTGCGAAGTAAGATACTAGCAGATAAAGCTGGGAACTACGAGAAGTAAAGGCTTCTAACTAGTCCCACAGGAGAAAATAAATGGCCTTACAATTTACAAGAAACGCCAGAGTATTTGTAGAGTTCGAAGCTGGAGCAACCATTTGGGAAGTTCCTGTATTAGACGGATTCTCATTTAGTCAGGCAATCAATTCGTCAGAGATTACAATCAGTGAGGCGGGAATTACATCTCGTCGAGCCCGTCTGTTGTTCAATGACAATTTGGCGCCGGTTGAGTGGTCTATGAGTACATATGCTCGTCCGTTCTCTTCTGGTAGCCCCATACGCACAACATCTCCTGAAGATCCTCTTTGGGCTATGTTAATGGGAGCAGACACATATGCTAGTAATCAACAACAGTTTAGCAACAGCATCGTTAGCCAAAATGTAAATAATCATGTTACAGGAGCATCAGCCACAAATACTTGGGATTTTAGTGGTTCCAATACTTCTAGTTTCGGAACTTCCACTTCAAAAGTGAATATTTATTTTGCTTTTCAGGATGGGAGCAATGTTCAAGTTTATAAGTGTGCAGACTCTGTTGTAAATTCGGTTACGTGTGACTTTGATATCGAAGGAATTGCTACACTTCAGTGGAGTGGTTTTGGACAATCTTTGATTGACGAAACAACAACAGTTCCCACCGCTACTATTACTGAAGGACTCACAGAAACTTCAAACTTTATTCGTAATCGCATATCCACAGTAGATTTAGAGTGGGCTCAAGCATCTCACAGCCCAAATCCAGATACATACTCTATTATTTTAACTGGCGGAAGTTTTTCAATTGAAAATAATATTAACTATCTGGTTCCAGAAGAACTAGGTCTGGTAAATAAGCCTCTAGCTAATATTACTGGTGCTCGCTCCATATCAGGTAATCTTACTTGCTATTTAGATACTGATATTGCTAATAGTAAGTCTGGAGAATTATTTGCAGATTTGGTAGCTGATACCACTACTGTTCGTAATACCTTTAATATGGCTGTAAATATTGGAGGAAGCGACGCAGCAGGGCCCAACTTTACCCTAGATTTGCCAACAGCGCATTTAGAGGTTCCAGTAATTAATGTTGAAGACCTGCTTACATTGGATGTTACCTTTCACGGCCAAGTAAGTGGTGGTGATGTGGGTAACACAGATGAAGCAACAATTATATACAGAGGCGTAGATATCTAATATCTAACTTAAACTATAGGGGCTATTTAAGCCCCTTTTTTTATGACCTATCAAAAAATAATTCTTGACATTATGGTGTTTCATTGCTATAATTGTGCTTATTTGGTAGAAATAGTTTCTGCCTTCTATAACAACAAATTTGGATTTATTATGAGCGAACAAGTTTCACTTAAAACACTTATGAAGCCGTCAAAGACGGTAGAGATCGACTTTCCTGGTATGCCCCATTTCAGCGTAGAGCTTTGCTATTTAGGTCGTGATGAACTTCTGAAGCTGAGAAAGCGTTGCGTTACGAACAAATTTAACCGCAAAACTCATCAACCAGAAGAGGTATTAGACGAGGAAAAGTTTTTAGTAGAATATGTTAAAGCTGTGATAAAAGGGTGGTCTGGTCTTAAATTATCATACTTAGAAGAGCTTCTATTAGTTGATACTGAAGGTCTGGACCCTGATACCGAATTAGGCTATTCTCAAGAAGAGGCAGAAATGCTAATGCGCAATTCTAACCCTTTTGATGAATGGGTTACTCAAACTGTGGGTGAATTGGAAAATTTTACCAAAGGCAAGTAGAGGCTTGCGAAGAATTAATCCAAGAAGCCTTCGAAAAAGAGCAGTCTATATCGGTAGATAAATATCTCGCCATGTGCGAACAATTAGGGCAAGAGCCCGATCCTGCCAGAATGCCAGTATCTTTAGACGTATTTCCAGAAGAAGTCCAATGGGCTTTTATTATATTTAATCACCTTCCAGACAGGTGGGAAGGTATGAGCGGTAGCTATTTAGGAAAAGATTGGGCCCCTATAGACTTTTTCCTAAACTTATTTGAAGTAGATGACAAGAAAACTGTAGTATTTTTTGTTTCAAAACTAGAATCTTTATATTCTAAACATATGGCTGATAAGATAGAGAAGCAGCGCAAAGCTGCGGAAAGAAAAGCCAGCGCGGGCAAATATGCCCATAATGTGAAAGTCTAATGGCAAATGAAGTAAGAGTAAAGGTTATACTGGATGATGACGGCACTATACGTCTCACCGAAAAGAGTGCCAAAAAACTTGCAGGCACTTTAGATAGAACCGGAAAATCCGCTAAAGATGTAGAAAAGAATGTAAAAGGCGTAGCCCAAACAGCTAGTGCTGGGGGCAAGCAGTTCGCAGGACTAGCAAGAGGCGCTGGAGGTGTTGTAGCAGCTTACGCCACTTTAGCAGCACAAGTTTTCGCTGTAGATGCCGCTTTTAGATTTCTAAGAGAAGGCGCTGACCTAACAAGACTTTATGAAGGCCAAATAGCTTTGGCTGCCGCAACAGGAACATCTTACAGAAACTTAGCCAAAGATATACAAGACGCCACAGACGCCCAGATTAGTTTCAAAGAAGCATCTCAGTCTGCTGCTATTGGTAAAGCAGCGGGGCTTACAAATGAACAGCTCGTTCAGTTAGGTAAAACGGCTAACGAGGTTAGCGCAGTTCTCGGGCGAGACCTTACAGACTCCTTCAACCGTTTAGTTCGCGGTGTAACCAAAGCAGAACCAGAACTATTAGACGAACTCGGTATTATTCTTAGACTGAGAGAAGCCACAGAAAACTACAAAGAAGCAACCGGGGCAGTGGGTGAGCTTACCGCGTTCCAGAGGACTCAAGCAGTTACCAATGAAGTTTTGACTCAAGCAGAGAAAAAATACGGTAAACTATTAGCAGTAATACAGCCGACACAAAATTCCGTAGCAAGGTTAGGAACAGTATTTGAAGAATTGGTAGATGATTTCCAAGTATTTTTAGCTAGGGGATTGACACCTGTATTAGAGACTCTTTCTGAGTTCCCACAATTGATAGGTCTAGCCTTTGGACCCTTTGCCACCAAGACTGTTGGAGCAGTTATAGAGCCCTTGTCAAAGGCGGGAGATGTTATAGAAAAATTTGCTGATAAGACCAAAACAGCTAGTGTCACTTCAGCAGCTTTGGCCAAAGAGCAAAAAGCAGCGGCTGTAGCAGCTCTACAAACCGGTCAGCAAAGAGCCCAAGCAATAGCCGCCCAAATAGCTTCTGAGAACAAGCTGAGAAAGGATTCCCTCATAAAAAGAATAGCCGAAGAGGGGACGCTGGAAAAGAAACAATTACAGCGATTTATAAGAAATCTACAAAAAGGCTCCAACGCCAACGCCATAGCTAGTGATAAAATACGAGCAGACTTTATCAAAGCACTGAAGGCTATGGAGGCTCAGTCAGGCGTAACTACCGTTACCTTACAAACAAGATTCAAAGCTTTAGCAGCTTCTGGTGCCGCAGCCTTTGCCAGTATAAAAGCAACAGCAGTAAGCGCCTTCTCAACTATAGTATCAGTAGGAACCAGAGCTCTAGCAGTCTTATCCACCTTTTTGAGCGTAGCCAGTTATGTTGGGTTAGCCATAGCTATAGCAGGTATAGTAACTTCTTTTTTCAGAGCAGAAAAGCAGATAGATAAAACAGCACAAGCTTTAGAGCGATTAGAGGAAAAGTTGGCCTCTGTTACAGAGGAATCTCAAAAGTTTTCCGCTGTTCAAAACGAATTATTTGGCGACCTTAGATTTGGAGGAAGAGTAGTCCAAAACTTTGGTGGTATATTAGAGAACTTTTCGGGAGAACAGATAGCTAAAAATCTTGATGGAGCAACAGCCGCACTAAAACAATATACACGACAAAATGATGAGTTGATAAAAGCCGAGGAGAAGAGAGTAGGAAATCTTCAAAAACTAAAGAAAGAGCAAGAAGAGCTGTCCACTCTACAGAAAAGTTTTCTTGCTATAGCTTTTGGTGGTGGTCTGGAAGGGGGAGAAGGATTCTCTCTATTAGACCCAGAAACTACTAGCAAGCAAATAGAAACCGTTCAGGACAAGATAATATTATTACAAAAGAAAGTAACTTCAGAGTTTCTGAAAACGGAGGAGGCGGCAGAGTTATTTACTCGAGAACAGTTAGTTGGTTTAGGAATAATCACTAATGAGTTAGAAACCTTACAAAAGATAGAAAACCAATATTTTAGAACAAGCAAAACTGTTATGGATTATGAGCAGGCAGCCAAAGACGCTCTAAATGGAAAC